CACATCCATGCAGCACGCACAACGTACAATTCAACGTCCGCATAGGGGCATAGCTTCCACTATACGCCCATGCTTGGCGGTGGCGCACCCGTCCAATGCCTGATGGCTTGTACTGTTCCCCGAGCTAACTCGGCACGGCTTCCATCAGAGGCCTCACCTAGTGGCTCAGGTGGGCGGGGTATACCCTAGGGCAGAAAGGTATAGGGTGGGAGGGGGGACGTGGTGTGCGACGCGATCAATGTATAGGGGTCACTTCTCAACTTTCCAGCTTCCCCAGCCCTAAAAAACAACATCATCCACAGATCTGCCCAGGGTCTTTATATATGGTGCAGAACTTTGCAGAATGCTGTGTTGTTTACCCTGTTCATCTGCAGTTTCCGGTGTATTTTGTATATATGAAGGTATTTGGCCTTAAATCGGAGCGTTTCTGGGACTGGGAAGAAGTGCTCGAGGATGAGCTAGGAAGCGTTGGGTGGGGTGACAGGGGTCGTTTGGTCTGGGGAATGGTAAAAGCTCTTATACAGGGCCTCAGGGGGCGTAAATCGCAGGCTGAGTTAAGGGTGCAGTTTAGGTCTAGGATGAGGATCTGTATGAAGTGCCCTATCTACAGCAAGCATACGCAGACATGCAGGCCTTTTAAGGGCTCACATCTGGGGTGCGGGTGCTATATGCCCTATGCAGCGCAGTTGAAGGACAAGTGTTGGGCTAAGGAGAACCTGCCTAATGAGGATCTTGGGTGGTAGCCGATCATTAGTGAGCGCCTAATAGGTTTGCCGATCATTAATGGTGGGTATAGGGCCGCGATCTGGTGTGGAGTTTCGAGTATTCGGGAAGTTTTCGTCAGCGAGAAAGTTAATAAAACACGAAATACTTTGTTAGCATATTACAGGAGCAACACTGCCTGTATGTTGCTTAGAACAAAAAGCTACTTTTTGCATACTTTTTCTTCTGTTTCGCCTTTATCGCTCTTACCAGCTTGAAGAGATCCCACCAGGAGTTTGATAGTATTTCTTAGTGGAGGAGAGCCAACAAAGCGTGCATAAAAGGAGTCGAGTTGTACCCTTAAAGCTTCAACAGGATGGTTGGGGCTTACCCTGCCCTTACGGTGCTTGAGGTGCCATGTTCCAACTCCCCATAGGCACACCCTTTTGTTCTGAACTAGGAGCTCAGGTATGAGGTTGGCGAGCTCCAGTAGGAGCATCTTTACTTTGGCGACTGGGATACCTGTCCTGTTGGCGAGCATCCGGGCCAAGGTTCTGTTGGATTCCACTTTACTCCAGGACTCACTCGGAGTCTTTCGTGTAGTTGTAGCCATAAGTCTGGTTCTAGTTTGCTTCTGATTGCGTCAGGATCAATTCTAAGGCGTCCCATTGATACAGCCCAGTCGAGGCCCCTGCCGAACAGGAAACGGACGCACACGTAAGCCTCATCGTGATTGTGAGGTATGTTGTCTGTGTCGGGTATGAACTTAGGTTCTCCATCAACGATGTAGCCCATCTCTCTCAAGGCGACATAGTTCTCAAATGCCTGAAGAATTACTTCCGACAGTAGCGCCCTCTCGCCCCTGAGGTCACTGAGCCCACCTATCATATCAAAACGGCAATACGTCGTCCTCGCTGAATGTGTGAATCAGGTCGTCAGCAGCCCATTCAGTAACCTTGCTGGTGTACCCGCCGCACGACTTGAACACCACATACTGGCCGCCTCGGGTTAGTACGTTCTTAGAGGCTTGTGCTTTGGCTTCCTCGTGCGAGGAGAATCCCGTCGAAGGCAGTATTGAGGTGCAATACCCATCCCTCACCTCAGCTACGACATAGACCTCCTTATCCGTGAGCTTCGGTGATATCTCTTCGGTTCCACTCATCCACAGCCTCCTTGCGTGTCTTCTTGAAAGGCCCTAAGGCCCCGCACTCTTTGCAGGCTACCCACCATTCCTTGGAGTCCAGAAAGGACTTTCTAACTACGGCGGCTCCCCCACAAAAAGGGCATGTATCTGGCTTCTTTATTGGCATCCTTTAAGTACTCCTAGGATGTGCAGAATCACCCAGATGATGGGGCTGAACCCGATTATGGGAACAGCCACATCATCTATGGTGAAACGGCCCATTAGAGGTCGTATCCAAGGCGGCGGAGGTGTGCTACCTCACGACGCCACTTTCGGTCATTAGTCTCGATGGTCTGCTCCATGCGGGTGCGTGAGTTAATCATGGTGCCGTGGTCACGGTTCATTAATCTGCCTAACTCACTGTACCCGTAACCGGATCGAATCAGCATACCCACATAGAAGTGTCGGGGTATTGCTATCTCTTCGGTCCGCCTACCGCCCATGATCTGTTGCTGTGTTACCCCAAATACTCTGCATATATCTGTCATAAGACGATTTGGGCTAAGTCTTCCACCGCTTGTGGCGGTCCTGCTTCTCATTACTGTTTCTACCATTTTATTGTTTCTTTTGTAGTAGCTGGTGGGGTTAGGCCTAGGGACCCGTTAGGGCAAAGGAGGCGGCCTAGTGGAGTCCCCACCAGCTACAGGTTAATCGTTGCTAAGCTCCCGTTTAATTCGATGAAGATTCTTGTATGACTTCAGGACGTAATCCTGAGTCTCTGCCATGCCCTTCTTGGTGGGCGGCTTGGTGGTTGCCGCCATTAAATCAAGGATTACGTGCTCCAATTGCTTCAGTAGTTCTGCTTTGTTCATGCTGTTATTTGCGCCTTTAGTTTGTTGAGCTCAGCACGGGCTTCGGGCTTTAGAGATCCGTCCCCATAACGGTGCTCAGATGAAAAGTCTCCGGTCTCAGGGTTGAGGAACTTGGAACTAAGCTCCTCAATCCGACGATTAGCCTCCTTCCGGTTGGAGTCGTCCTTGTGCCCCATGAACTCACGCTGTTCGTAGTGGGGGTTAAATCTGTCCAGCTTGAAGAAGTTGTCTGGGTTAAGACCAGTCTGGTACTTTGTGTCAGCCCACTTCTCTGTGGTGCGAGCAACTGCCTGAAGGATACCGGGCAGGTCCTTGTACTCCTCGATGACTGCAGCAATCAGAGCGCGTCGGGATTCGGTCAGTTTGTAGGTCGGACTCTTGAAGCCCTTGGACTCGAGGACCTCGTTCATTTTATCCAAAACCAACCTAATATCGCTCTCGTTTACCCCGCTATTATTAATAGAGTTTGAAGTATGAAGTGGCCCGCCTTTAGGCCCTTTTTCAGATAGCCTTTTGCTAGGCCTTTTGGCCTCCTTGCCATTAACCTTCTTGGCCCACTTGTTTTTGGTCGATTCTCCGCCTTTTTTTGCGTATTCGGCGCGTTTTGCCCGAAGGGTAACCACATGGTTTCGGTATTCCTCGAGCCTTGAGTTCCTCAAAATACCACTTTCGTCGGCGGCAAACTTCTCCATGACAAGTGCGTACTCCTCGAAAAAAGGTTTTTCTGTATAGCCTTTAGCCCTAGCAAAAGGCCTACCCGCTAAACGGTCCAAAATAGCCTCATCATCAGGGAGCCCATCACGGTCCCAGGAGTGGCAGAGTAATCGTATGTAGCAGCCGACCTCTTCATTCGACATGTGACTTGTGCCCGACAGAAAGTCGTTCACATACAGCTGGAATGCTGGTGGTTTATTCTTCATGACTGTGTTCCTTCATCTGGCTGCATTCCCCATTGGCCTTTGGCACACAGGAATCCCATCTCCCGCGCCCAAGTAGGGTTTTCGTTTATCTTGTGATGGCCCTGTCTGGATACAGCCAGCCAGTGGGCCTCACATAGGTACAGGGCACCCGCCCTACCTCGCATGTGGTGCACATCCGTCGCCTTCCTGCTCGGGAACACTGCACACTTAGGGTTGGCCTTCAGGAAGGCCTTGCGCTTCTGCGCGTAAATCTTCATCTGCTCTCGGCGCTTAGCCGATATGGGGTTAATCCTGCCCATCAGACTCCTATGTCCTTGTTCTGCTTGGAGAGCTCCTTAACGATCATGTCAGACATGTACTCCCTGACCGCCAAGATGTGCTTACAGCGTCGAGTCTCCCCGTCCTCAAGCACCTTTGGCTGGAGTCGGCACCTGAAGTGGGGGCAGTTGCAGGCCCCGTTGCCGTTCAAGGCAGTAACGTCGACCATGTACTCCCCCTTGCCCTGCCTAGAGCGCACCCAGAAGGTGCCCCTATCGTGCTCCTTGACTTGGAACTTCATCGCTTGGCGATCTCCTTCCACCGCTCAACCTCCTGCTTGAGCTTCTCAGCTTCCTTTTCGCCGTAATTTTTCATCTGCCAGTAGCCGATCCTGTAGCCTCTAACGAATGGATCATCTTTGTCCGCACCCTCCAGAGGCGAAGCCTCAGGTACATCTACCGGAGCGTGATGCAGCACGAACGCACCACACTCTGGGCATGAAAGGTTGGATACGATCCCGTCGCCCTCCATGCCGTAGTCCTCAAAGTCATGATCCCCGCCCCAGATCAGCTCAGCATTGCAGGTCCAGCAGTTCACTCTCCCACCTCCGGCTTATATTTCTTAGTAGCTTGCCAGATCTTGAGACAGCATGTGAACACAGTCTCAGCGATGGATACTTCTTTGGGCTTCCATGTCTTAGTAAAGAAGGGGCTCGCAATGTTTGAGTCGATCACTACCGACACCAGTGAGACCTTCTCTGGCTCATCAAGGCAGTTCCTGTAAGCAACGAGCTGTTCGCAGAACTTGGGGTAGAAGGTGGCCCTGGCCTTTACGTTTTGGGTCTTCCAGTCGATGAGCGCCTGAGTCCCGTCTTTCATGATGGCAAGAAGGTCTGTAGTGCCTGCGTAGCCATCGTCATGGACTAGCGTTAGCTCGGAGGCTACTACCTCATCCAGATGCTCATACGCCCACTTGAGGTAATAGGTCATCCATGGCCAGTACTCCCAAGTGATCTTCAGCTTACGGAACAGGGCGTTCTCGTCCTTAACCTCAACAACCTTTCCAGAGTGCTCCTTGATGAACCAGTTGTTGATCTGCTCGATGCCGTCATGAACGCCCGTACCAAAATCTAGGATTGCGTCCTTGTCTCTTCCGGCGATCCCTCGGATTCGGCGCACATAGTCCTTGTCCTCCTCCTCGTACTTACGGCGGTTGTCGGCGGCAATAAGTATGTGCGTATTTACTCTCCACACATCCAGCCCATCATTAGCCAGCAGCCCGATTATACCTGAAACAGATGGGTAAAGGTTTTGCTTACGCGCCTCGCGTAGCGTTGTCCGCTTGCCGTCCTCTTGGAAGTGACAGGCAGTGCCGTCATACTTATACCAGTGTCCTCCTTCAGGCATTAGATTAAGTCCATTTGCTCAGGGTCTCCTTTGGGTCCGGGGAACCAAATGCTGGCCTTCCGGTTCGTGACACGGCAGGCTCTGGATTCATCGGACCTGTGCACCTTGCCCATCCGCTCCAGCTCCGGCAGTCGCTTGTGAAAATTCTCATACTCGATATCATCGGAACTCTTAGATAGCTCACGAGAAGTAAGTCCGGGGTTAGCTACAACACACGAGAGCACCTCCACTCGCAGGGCTGTGGCGCGGCCTGAGGCCGTTAAATCTTTTGCAGCCTCACGGCTGGTCTCTGGATCTTTAGTTCTATACATGGTTTAAAAAAGGTGAGGGAGCCGGACACAGTCAACCGACTCCCCCACCTCGGGGTTGGGCGGGTCTAGAACGGAACGTCGTCTTCTACGGTTTCAACACCTGGCTTAACGTAGTCAGGTTCCTCAGTGAACAGGTCGTCATCCTTGGAGAACTCGACCAGATCCAGTACCTGGATTCCATTAAGGCCAGCGCCCATGCCCGACTTACCTTGATAGGTCCAGGGGTACGGTTTGACTATCACGTTGGCTACCGTGCCGTTGCCAATGTCAGGAATGGCGTCACCAGCCAGAGTCTGGTTGGAGGCGTTCTTAACCCTTGGCTGAATGCCTGACTTACCAGTAATAAACAGGCCCTTCTCAGGCTGGGGGGTCTCAAGCTCCTCACCTTTCCGAATCTTGAGGCCAGCGTTATGAAGCTCTGTGGCTTGCTCTTTAGTAAGGTTGGTAATATCAGCTAGGTATTTAAGCTTACCATCTATGTTCTTTGGCTCTTTAATAGAGGCCCAGTACAACTTAACTTCTCTCAGAAGTATTGATTTAGGTTTTTCCATATTTACTTTTCTTTACTCCGAAAAGGGCGAGTCATCCCTGAATCGGTTTATTTCTTTCTCGAACACCAGCCTGATAGAGCCAGTGTTCCCGTTTCTCTGTTTGTCTATCACCAGTTCAACTGATGATTCCTCTGGGTCCGGCTGGTGCAGAATCATCACCGAATCGGCGTCCTGCTCAACCGCACCACACTCTCTGATATCACTCATCCTTGGCCGACGCTCAGCCCTAGCTGACTCTCGGTTGACTTGAGCTAACACAAGAATCCCAACTCCTAACTCTCGGGCTAGGTTCTTGATGCTTACAGAAATTTCAGTCACCTCCTGAACGCGCTCGCTGGCTCGAAAGCCAGGGCACTTAACGAGTTGGAGGTAATCAATTACGATCAGGTCTATGCCACGTTCCTTCACCTCAGAGCGGCATAGGGCGCGGATATCATAGAGCTTCATCCCTGGCTTATCGTAGACCCTAAGGTTGGACTTCCGCATGGCAGCGGTGTGAAGCCCCACCATCTGGAGCTCGTTACTCCTAAGAGCCCCCTTCGTCTCTAGACGCCGCAAATCTATCTTAGTGCGAGCCGCGAGTATCCGCTTGTGGATCTGCCTGTGATCCATCTCCAGAGAGAAGAACATTACCCCCTTACCGCAATCCATCGCTGCGTGCGCGGCCACATTGAGCCCAAAGGTTGTCTTACCTACACCGGGCCTAGCAGCCACCACGAACATGTCCCCCGGCTTAATGCCCCTGGTCATGTAGTCCAGGTCTTGGAACCCAGTAGGCACCCCCATAGGGTCAACCTCTCCGGTCTGGCACTTCTCCAAATAGTTCAGCAAGTCCTCCAGCTGATCCTTGTGCTCGTCGTCTGATCGCTTGGACGACTCATCGTCCGTCAACACGGAGTCAAAGCCGCCAGCTATCTCGGCAAATGGAAGGCCGTCGTTGATCCCAGACTGCGCCTTGTTAAGGGCGTCCCTAAGCGCCCTCTTCTGGGCGAACTCAATGACCGGCTCCGCGTAAAAGGGGAGGTTCAGCGCGGAAGGGATAAGATTCTCAGACTCCTGTATGCGTAATACGACAGCGCCAGTGTCGTACCCAAAGCCCTTACGTTTCTTAAGCGTGGTCAGGAGCCTCACCCTGTCGGCGCTATTGGATTCAACCATGCACTCGAACATTGCCTTGTTCAGCTGGTCGTAGAAGTGCTTTGGCTTCAGTAGCTTAGCCGCCTTGGACACATGCTCGTCCCCAGCAACCATACACCCGATTACGCCCTTCTCGGCATCAATATCCGCAAGCAGTGGCGCGGGGATACCGTGCTCGATAACATCATACGTCATCTCTGTCCTTTTGCTGGGGGTGCGCCATACCGGCATTGATAAGGAGTTGATCGCAGTAGACGGCCTGCTCGAAGCAGGCTTCGCAGATGAACCCGTCCTCAACTGAGCGGTCATACGCTATCGCCTCCGCTGCCTTCTCGCACACCCAGCACACCCTTTCCGGCTGGGGCTCTATCCAATAGATTGAGGACTTGTTGCTCATCGACGTACCTAACTTCTACGAGCGTTTCTTCTTCGACTTTGTGCGCGACCTTTTCTTGGCAGACATCGACCGTGATGTCTTCAAAGCGGTCGTCTGGAATGAGGCCAGAGTATCGGAGGCCATCGAGTAGATATTTCGGTGTAAGGTTATCTGGGTCGATGAGCCGCACGCGGCGACTAACAAACCGGACAGCAATGCGTCTTGGGCCTCGTCCTTCTCCTTCTTCCTGCCCCAGTGGTTCATCCCAAAAAGAGCATTCAGAGATGGAATCCGATAGTTCACCCTGAATCGGAGTCTGGTCGGGTCGTTTGGTTCGCGGCATATAGTTTCCTCCATCATACTAGGCTTTGTTTTATGAATGCCTCCACGTCCAGAGGTCGGAACCGGACGCATGAGTGCGTGATCTTCACGGCCTTTAGGCGGCCCGACCTCACCAACCTGCGGAGCTGCCTCTCGCTAAGGGGCTTTTGCTCCCCGCCTATCATCTTGCCTACTTGTTCGTAGGTGAGCATTTCTGCAGATCCTCCAAGATTAAGGCCCTAACGTATTGCGACATAGTGAGATACCGTTCAGTCGCCGCCTTTCGGACCCGCTTCTTGAGGGAGGCAGGCATTGGGACCGCGATGACTTTTCTGTTTTTTTCGGTCGTCATTTGTTGCGGTCAGTATGTCGGGAGTAATACTCCGTATGAACAAAATAAATAAATTGTTAAAAAAAAAATCACAAAAAAACCTACATTTAGCATATTTTGACTATACATACTATGGCATCCATATTATGCATGAGGGGCACGACCTGCTAACATAGGGGAACCATACATGAGAGGCGAACGAGGAAAGGGGAAGACTGCGGTAGCAGTGTCGCTATCGGAGAAACTCCTGAAGGAAGCCGATAAGAGGGCTAAGGATCTAGACGTGTCTAGGTCTCAGTATCTCCGGATGCTGATTCAGGCTGACCTAGGAGAGACGTTCCCGAAAGGTCGGAGGAGATAAGCTTCCCGATATAGTCGGTTAGCTCTTGTTCAGACAATTCAGCAATCAGGGCCGCTTTATCCGGGGGGAGCCCGGTTAGCGGTACTTCAGTTACTTCAGCGGTCGGTGTGGCCCGTCTCACGTCAAAAGCCATGGCTAAATATTAGCCAAGCAGCAAGCTGCTTGCCTACTGTAAATTTAAGTTTTTTTTATAATCGGGAACATGTTCCAATATTCATTAGCCATTTTCGGCTTAACCCTCCTGTTCTCGTAGTGTTTACGCAAAACGGAAAGGGTTCCTACATGGCCTATATTATAGGCAAGCTTCCCTAGGTCTCTGAATTTTGCGACGTAGTACGAGCAGTAGGAGTGACGCATGATGTCCTGCTTCCACTCGATACCAGCCTTTGAGATGACAGCCCTAAACCTGTCCTCGAATTTAGAGATAGGGTACAGGTCCCCGTCACGGTAGGCCTTGAGCCAAGCGACGAGGTTGTCTTCCATTGGAGCTAGTCGACCAACTGTTTTTGAAACCTCATCAGGGATATCTATATCCCCCTCCGCCATGTCAACATGACTCCAGGTCAACCCCTTCTTCCCGCCGTCGTACCCAGCCACCTCGCTCGGCCTAGTGCCTCCCCATAGATTTATGGCAAAGTACGGAACCATCTTAGGGTCGATCTCCGCGCAAGCTTGCATGAGCTTCTTAACTTCAGGAACCCTAAGGTAGGGCACGGACGATGCCCCAATCACCGGCTTATCCACCCCAGCGCAGGTGTTTACGGATATCTCTTTTTTCTTAACCAACCAATTTATAAAGGCGTGAACTATTTTTCGGCGGTTGGCAACCGTGTTTGCCGAGTGAGCCGGGTCTTCATATATAAAGTCTGACAGCACCATTTCACTAAGGGCCGAAACCCTGCCGCCCGGAAGCACCCTTTCTAAGTTCCTTAGAATCTGGCGGCTGTCGCGCTGGTGGGAATGCGAGGTCTTCCGATCAGAGAGCGACTTTAGGTAAGCCGTCACTGACTCCTGTATTAGCATCGTACCTGCCGCGCCCGATTTATGGCCCATGACCACGTCGTATATGTCCAGCCCCTTATCCTTCGCAGCCTCATACGCCAGCATGAGTTTATACTGCTCCTTCTCGTCCATCTTGTTGAAATCGGATATCGCGCATACCTCGATACCCTTCCACTCCTTGGTTCGTTGAATGGCCTGTGACTCAGACTTGAAGTAGGCGGACTGTACCGACTTACCGTTAACAAACCTCCGCGCCCGCCACCGCCCCATCCTCTTAACGTAGTCAACATAAGTGTCCATGCATCGACCGTAATACTCCACAACCAAAATACAACCAAAACGTGTCCGAAGCTGGCCGGAGTATGACGCTATATGTCAGGAGTATGCAGTTGGGTAATTGCTAGATTAGCACTGTATACGTGGGATAAATCCTAGAAAAACAGTGGTAGGAGCGGGGGGACTCGAACCCCCAACCAACGGCTTAAAAGGTAGTCAGTAGGTTGATTTTCTAACTGAAAAACGAGAGGTTTTTAGACGCAACCAAGGATTTTGGTTGTCTAAGGCGTGAGAAGCTTCTCAAGGATACAGGTTACGCGCTCATTCTCGTTACCCAAATCGTCCTCAGATATGAAACGCCGAGACCCCATGTCTGTCAATCTCGCTAGTAGTAGATGGATACACTCGTGCATGGCTACGGTGTCGATCATCTCATCCTTCCAGTCGTTATTATCAGCCACGTTAACCATGGCTACGCAGCCCTCGGGGTCAGCATCTATTTCAGCGTATCGGTCACTGAACTTCTTTTTGCTGAAGTTAACGGTGTACTCACCAAGATTGAATCGGGCTTGGTGCTTCTTGAACTGGCGCTTGAATCTCTCGAACTGGCGCTTAGTCATTTGACCTGACGGTAATGTGGCACCGGGTAAATCCGAGCGCCTGTTCTAATTCTGAAACTCTTACGCTCCCAGCTACCAGCTTCAACAGCCTTGTGGATGCCCTTCCGAGTGTGGGACTCGGAGTACCCCATCAACTTAGAGACCTCACGCATTGTCATCCACCCAGAAGGAACCTCCTCCACTCCGGTAGACATGTGTTCTTTAAGTCCAGCTATCCAGCCAGGGGTTACAGTGTCTTTATTTTTGTCGGAACGAGCCATTGGCCACCAATCTCCTGCACCTGCCAAGCCTGCCAGTCACCCGTCTTTTCATTAATAACACCCTGGATAAAACCATGTGAGTGCCTGAGCGAGGTGGGCATGTGCGAGTTATAGTTCATGTCCAAGCTGCAGAGGCAGCCCGAACTCATAGATGTTCTGCGCTCGACGGCGGGCGCAGAGTAAATATCCACCGCGTGGATGTGTCCGAAGATGCACGAGCCATATATATTGGAGTGCTGCTTAGTCGCGTTCACCCCGTGGAAAAATCCATGCAAGAACGACAAGTTGCCGAACTTGAGTATAGAGCGCTTGTGGTATGGCAGCCAGATAGCCCCAACCTTGGAGAAAGCGGACTCCAGCTCCTGCACGCCCTTGAAGGCGTACTCTGTTTCTATGCCTCCATTGTCCTTCTCCGCGAGGTCATAGATCCGCTTATCGTGGTTGCCTAGCAGGATATGGGTGGGCTTCCAGTCATGGAGGAATCTAATGCCAGCACGCCAGTCATCTGCCATCCCTTCACTCCGTTCTTCGGGTCCCGCTCCGCGACGAAGAGGACGTGCGTCCAGCAGGTCTCCTCCAAATATACGAAGGTCAGGCTTGAAGTCCCGAGTCGCTGCCATCAACGCCTTAACAGACGCCTTGCAGAGGCGGTCTCCGTGAAGATCTGAGCTGAATATAAATCTAGTCATGGCCACCCCCATGACCCCCTGATTAGCGGGGGCGCTCTAACTCGTACTCGATTTGGTTTATATACAGCATTAGGTCTGTAATAAATGCCTTAGACTCAGGAGAAGCATCACGGGCATCAATCGACCCCTGTGGATGTCTCTCCAGAATCTCCGCTACCCCGTTGTACTTTGGGGTTATCGCGCAACTCGCGCTTAACCCTGATAGCGCTAATAAAGTCATTAACAGTGCGATTCTTTTCATCAAGGCGTTCCTTGGCGATTTGCTCAGCCTTTTTATTATTAAGCTCCCGCACACCCTCCGCGATACTCTCAGCTGCTTTTGCAAGCGCCGGGAGTGCGCGGAGGGCGGCTAGGAACTCTGCAACCATTAAGCCTTCTTTTTAGCCGCCTTCTTGGCGGGTTTAGCTGCTTCGGTCAGCGAAGGCTCTTCAGTTACTCCACCCGACGCATAGGCCGCCAAGGCATCTACAATACCTTGACCTCCGACGTAAGCGCATGTGATCCCTACCACTGCCGAGATAACCTTCTCAGCAATTTCAGGTGAGACGCCAATCCATTCAGTGGCGACAACAGTTAACAGGCCGCCGATGGCGACCCATAATTTACGAGACTTAAGTTTTTCTCTCATAGGGGGTTATTTTTTTTCGTTGTTTTTGATGATTTGCACCAATTTCGCGCAAGTATAGGCGATTGATAG